TCATGGCTCGCCCTCCTCGGGTGCGTCTGGCGCGTCGGGTGTCCACTCCGGCCACTTGGTCCGGCGCTCGCGGATCGCCTGCGCGGCCTGTTCCTCCAGGTGCCAGGGCAGTTCCTCGAACACGTCCTCGAACATGGTGTGGAACGGATGGTGCAGCCCATGGCCCAGAATGCCGTTCTTCTCGGCCGCCTTGGTCGCGGCCTTGACCTCTTCGGCCACTTCGCGGTCCATCTCGGCTTGCTGCTCGGCCGACCATTCACCCAAGCCGATCAGGTGCTTGACGAGGCGGTCGATCGGATCGCCCAGCGGCCACTCCTCGCGCTCCTGCACCGAGCGGTAAGCACTGGGATCGTCGGAGGTGGAGTGCCCCTCAGCACGATACGTGAAGTGCTCGATCAGCGTGGGCCCTCCGTTGGCTCGCGCCCGGTCGGCCGCCCACTGTACCGCCGCATAGACCGCCAGCGCGTCGTTGCCGTCGACCCTGAGGCCGGCGATCCCGTAGCCCACCGCCCGCGCCGCGAAGGTCGCGCGCTCGGCCCCTGCGAACCCGGAGAAGCTGGAGATCGCCCACTGGTTGTTGACCACGTGGAGCACCACCGGCGCGTTGTAGACCGCGGCGAACGTCATCGCCGCGTGGAAGTCACCCTCGGCGCTCGATCCCTCGCCGATGAACGAAGTGGCGATGCGGGTGTCGCCCTTGATCGCGCTCGCCATCGCCCAGCCGACCGCTTGCGGGTACTGCGTCGCGAGATTGCCCGAGATGGAGAAGAAGCCGTAGTCCTTCGCCGAATACATGATCGGCAGCTGGCGGCCCTTCAGCTTGTCGGCCCGGTTGGAGTAGATCTGGTTGACCATCTCCTCCAGCGGATAGCCGCGCGCGATCAGGATGCCCTGCTGACGATAGCTGGGGAACACCATGTCGTCGCGGTCGAGCGCGAACGCGGTGGCGACCGAGGTCGCCTCCTCGCCGGTCGATTTCATGTAGAAGCTGGTCTTGCCCTGGCGCTGGCTGCGGTAGAGCCGATCGTCGAACGCGCGGGTCAGCGCCATCGTGCGCAGCATGCGGCGCAGCGTCTCGGGATCGAGCTTGGGGTCCCAAGGGCCGACGGCGCGATGCTCGTCATCCAGCACGCGCACCAGGTCATGGCACAACGGCGCCGTCTCGGACGCAGCGCATGTCTCGTCCGGCCGGGACTGCTGGCCGGCTGGGGGGATCTGAAGGTGCGAGTAGTCCACCTGGTCGCCTGGCCGGAACCGAGGTTCAGGCACGTGCAAACGCAGAGGCGGCAAGTTACCGCGCGTGCGCCCAGCGCCTTGGCTGGCTGAAAGGCCGTCTTCGGCCATGGTCGCGTCTCCCGTCGCTCAAGCCGGCACGAAGACGCGCGCAGCTTTATTCTAATGTTGGGTCATAATATTTCACAACGCCGCCTTGTCAATCAGACCGCAACCGGGGCCGCGATGTGGGCCTGCGGCGCGTAGCCACTCACTTCCAAATCCTCGATCCGATAGTCGAAGATGGACGCAGGGCGCCGCGCAAAGGTGAGCTTCGCCTCGCCCGAAGGCGCGCGCGATAGCTGCTCTTCGACGAGGCTCGCATGGTTGAGGTAGAGATGGACATCGGCACCTGTCCAAACGACTTCGCCGGGTTCCAGGTTGCATTGCTGCGCCAGCATGCGCGTCAACAGCGCCAGCGACCACATGTTGAAGGCGAACCCCAGCCCCATGTCGCAGCTGCGCTGGAACAGCATGCCGGAGAGCCGCCCGTTCGCGACGTGGAACTGGTACGTCTTATGGCAGGGCGGCAGCGCCATCGCGTCGAGCTCGGCGACGTTCCAACCCTCGATGATGTGCCGGCGGCTGCCTGGATTGCGGGTCAAGCTGTCGACCAGTTGCGCGACCTGATTGATGCCCGGACCACGGCGGAACAGGCCTTCCCCGGCAGGCTCATAGGTGGGCCAATCGACCCACTGCTTCCCGTACACCGGTCCGAGATCCCCCCACTGCGCCGCGAACTCCGCATCCTCGACGATCCGGCGCGAGAAAGCCGCGCGGCCGATCTCCTCGCCCGTCTCGCGGCGATAGCGATCGAGCGGCCAGTCGGTCCAGATCTCTACGCCCTGGGCGCACAAGGCGCGGATGTTGGTGTCGCCGGTGAGGAACCACAGCAGTTCGCGGCTGGCGGTCTTCCAATACACGCGCTTGGTGGTGAGCAGCGGCATGGCGCCGCCCGCCAAGTCGAAGCGGATGGTGGCCCCGAACACCGATCGCGTACCGACGCCGGTGCGGTCAACCCGTTCGTCGCCCTCGTCCCAGATGCGGCGCACCAGGTTGAGGTACTGCCACTCCCAATGATCGGATCGGTTCAGAACTGACGGCGGCGAGAGGTCGATGGACATGGAGTCTGGTTAGACCCGGTGCGCAAAGCTGCCAAGTCCCGGCCCGGAGCCAAACCCCGGCGCCAGCGCGGCGCTCACCAGTGATGTAAGAAAATGGTCGGGGAGAGAGGATTCGAACCTCCGGCCCCTGCCTCCCGAAGACTGCAGGCGAAACAGCAATGGCGCTTTTCTGCGGGTCTTGCGAGCCGTAGTTGGCGGAACAGGACGTGAATCGCTGTTCGTTGCGGGAACTGACAGTCAACAGCATCAACGCCTCCGATCTGCGGCCTCTAAGGCCTTGTCCATGAAGTCCGGCGAATGGTGGGCGTAGATGCGTGCGGTGGTCTCTGGGTCCTGCCCGAGCCAACCGGCGATGTCCCACATCGGCACCCCATTCTGCGCCAACCAGGTGCCTCGCGTGTGCCGCAAGGTGTGCGGCGTCACGTCTTCCAGCTTGGCCCTGGCGACCGCGGCACGAAAGCCCTTGTCGATTCGCTGGATAGGCTTGCCGTCGATATGCAGGACCGGGCCGATGTCGCTTGATCGGCGAGCCCAGGCCAAGTGCATGAAGGTCATGAGCCGGCGCGGGATCGGCAGCGTCGGCCGGCGCTTCTTCGTCTTTGCGCGGCCAGGCACGGCAAACGACATGCGCTTCGCCTTAAGATCTACCTGAGGCCACTTGAGCGACAGGATCGCCTCCTTGCGTGCTCCGGTGTAGAGCGCGATCAGCACGAACAGCGGCAGATAGAGCCGGGTGTCGCGCCCACCCTGCCGAGCCGCGTTCAGCAACTTGGCGGCTTCGGGCATGGTCAGCCAGCGGTCCTTCGGCTCTGGCTTGGCAGGCAGAGGAACGGCGACCACGCGCGTCAGCTTGCCAGACTTGAACAGGAAGTTCTGCGCCGCGGTGATCGTCGCCAGCTCGCGCCGCACTGTGCCGGGCGATTTGCCCCGGTAGCGCACGTAGGCATCACAGGTCAGCGGCGTGATCTGGTCGAGCATGTTGTGCTCCCAGAACGGCAGCAGCGCTTCCACGGCGTAGGCAATGCGCGCGGCGTCAGTGGCCTTGGGCGCTCGGTGCTCCAGGTAGAAGGACAGCGCCTCAGCCACGCCTATTTGCCCTGGTTCCCGCGGCCCGGCATGCTGATGACTTGCCCCGATGAACCGCGCGAGGGCTGCTTCAGCTTCGCGGCGGTCTGACGTGCCAGTTGACCGAATGCACTTCTTCCCGTGGTCGTACCAGAGAATGTAGAAGGCCTCTCGACCAGCGATCCAGTGGAGACGCGGCCCTCGGTTTGGTCTTGGCATGTCTTCTGCTTTTCGATGAAGGTGACGACGTCTTTTTCGTCGTAGAGGAAGGCCTTGCCGAGGCGCACCGCGGCCAAGCCCTTTTCGCGCATGGTGCGCACTGTGCGAGCTGATGGGATGCCGAAGTTCTGGCAAACCTGCTCTGCCGTGAGAAGCCGGGTCATGTCGCCTGCTCTTGTGTGTGAGGGTTGCTACTGGTGTCGGGCGCATCCTGGCGCTGGGCTATATGCGGCATGGCCTCACCTTTCCTGTCGCGAGTTCATCGGCGACGATTAGGATGCGGGCGGCTGAGAGAAGGATCTGCTCAGCCTCAGTTATATTGTGGACGCGCCTACGTGCTGCCCGCCACGAAAGTATCTTCGCTGCTTCATACAGAGTGGCCGCTTGTGCTTTGCCCTCGTCCGAAACAGGCGGTTCTTTGGGCGCCGCGGTCATGCCGGCCGCCTCTCGTCGTGCCGCCCACTGCGCTTTGCTGCGTTCGCTTGCCGCGCGTCGGCGCTCCTCAGGCCAAGGTGAATAGCGGTAGTCCGGGTGAGCCATTGATCGGGGCATTTCATGTGCGCCTCACGATCGCGCTAGGGACGGAAGCCGGAACGGCGGAGACGCTTGCGGCTCCGTTCACGACGGCCCGGTCCGACTTGTCGGAAGCGCTCATACCACCCCCGTCCCAACAGTGCAGACCACCCCCAAAGCACCGATCGCCACCAGCGCGCTAAGGATGGTGCGATAGGTGACAGGGCGAGGCTTGGAGAGGGGGCCGAACACTTGCTGCCGGCGTGCCTCAAGCATGGGCGGGCGAGCGGTGTAGAGGCTGCCGTAGCGGATCTTGACGCCGCTCATGCTTCCTCGCTCCCGTTCTGGCGGGCGCGGGTGAGGAGTTCGTCGACATGGCGGCGGAAGAACTCTTCGCCGAACCCGTTATTGCGGGCGTCCTCCAGCGCCTCGACCAACTCCGTGACCAGCCGCTCCTGATCGGTGGAGGGCATGGATGCGGCATAGCGGCGGATGCCTTCGCGGATCATCTGCGCGCCCATGCTGTCAGCGCTGCATTCCTCAACCGGATGGCCAAGGCTGTCGCTCATAACCCCGCGCGCGATCAGTGCCGCAATCTCTTCTAGGCTATCACTGATGGGCTTGGACAACGCATGGGCGCGCTCGGCTTCGGCCTGGAAAGCCTGCCACAGAACGTCCTCCTGAGCGGTCGATCGACGGATGCGCTCGGCGTCTGGTGCCTCGCCGCTCTTGATAGGATGGTTCGGCGCGTACTCCTCGCCGCTATCGGGGTTCCAGAATACCCATCCGCCCCCATTAGTCGGCGCGGTCATGCGGGGGTGCCTACGACTTCGGTGTGAGCGGGGCCGGCCTTGAGCTTGATGCCCATTTCTTCGGCCGGCCCGTAGCCCTCAATGAAGGGCTTATAGTCGTTGACGAGCCCACGTGCCTCAAGCTGCGCCAGATGTTCCGCATGCTCTTCCAGCGTGTCGAACTGGTAGAAGCTCTCGCGGAACTCCTCCATGAACGTGTCGTCAAACTTGGACTCGTCCAGCGTGACGGTGATAATCTGCGTCACTTCTACGGTGAAGGTTTTCACGAGCGCACTCCCTTCATCTGCTTGAGGTGTTGATCCAAGTGGTGGGCCTCTCTCGCGCACTCAAAGCTCTCCTGAGTCTGCTCGCGAAGGTGCCAGTGACCGGTGCGCTCTATCCAGGCGTGGAGGTCGGCGTCGAACTCGTCAGCCGGTTCGGGCCAGGGCGTGAAAGGCTGATACGGCTCGGTGAATTGCTGGAAGCGGAGCGCGTTCATGAGCGCATACCTTTCGCGAAGGCGTAGCCACAGACGGCCAGCAAAACCGACTCTATGAAGACCATCCCGCGAGCCCCTGGACGCCAATCGAGAGGGTTGGGCACATGGAGATAGGCGACGGCATCAAGCGCGCAGGTGAAGAGCCAAACGCCAACGAATACCGCCAGCGCGATGCGAACCGGGCTGCTCATACTGCGCTCTCCTTCTTCTTCTCAGCAGCCTTCACCTTCGCGGCCTTGGCATCGCGGCACTTGGCCCGTGCCAGCGTGATTGCCACGTCGAGGTACTTGCCCTCCGCCGTCGCCTCCTCGTCGCCGATGCGGACGGTCGCGACAGGGTTGCCGTTGCGGAACTCGATGTTCGGGCCATGCGTGCCGACAGAGACGATCACGTAGTCGTCATCGGGTTCGCACAGGCGGGAAAGCGTATGCTGCAAGTCGCGCAGCTCTTGTGTCGAGAGACGACTCATCGGCTTGCCTCCGTGGGCAGGGTTGTGGGGATTGCAGCGGCGATGGCGGCGCGGGCGACCCTTTCGGGCGTAGCGAGGATGCCGAGGCCGTGGCGAGCAGCGCGCACCAGAGCGTTGTATCCCTCGTGACCGATGGCCCAGAGCGCGGTTCCGGTGGATGGGCTCTTGCCCTCGCTGCCATCGGGCCGGATGAAGCGGACCTTGGGCATGAACAGGACAAGCTCTGCTCGCTGCCATGCCTTGCGGAACCAAGGGGCCGATGTTCGGTCGGGCGTCAGGGCAATGCCGTCGCCATGGTCGAAGAACTTATCGAGCCAGGGTTCCAAGGCGTTGCGACCACCGAACGGCGGGTTCATCCAGACGAAGCCGTCCCATGCCCGCTCAAGCCCGCTATCGGTGAACCATAGGGCGGCAGGAACGCAGCAAGCGGTGTTGATGCCCGGGTGCGCCACATCGAGATCGAACCGGCAGCCAAGCGCGTCGAAGATGTACTTCGGCGTGTACCATTCGTCCGACTGGCCAGAGGCTTCCCAGGCGCTCATGGAACCATCATCCAAACGATGGCAGCAAGGACCGTCAGCACGCCGATGAGCGCGCACCATTCTAGGCGTTCATGGCGGTCCTCCTGAGCCTCACCTTCGAGCTGCACAAGCAACTCACCGAGAGACCGGCTGCGTGAACGGTTGCAGGCGGGTGCGATGGCGTTCGGCCAGGAAGGCTTGCGAATGTCGCGGCGATCAGCCTGGGTCACGCCACACCTCGACGGTTCAGATGAGCACGACAGGCGCGCTGTATCCGCTCAAGCCGCAGATGCTCATCCCGGCATGCAATGTGGTGGAAGTGATGCGCGTTGAAGGTACGGCCACGCATGTCCGGCCCTGCGTATGAGGCTTCGGCGTACATCATGCTTCACCTCGGAAGCTGGCGAGTGCATCGGAGACGGTATCGCCCACCAATTCGGGCGTTAGGTATCCGCCCAAGCCTGCGCGCTCGATCTTTTCCAGCGCATCGAGGAACTCGGGAGCCGCAACGATCAAGCGCTCGACTGCATCCGTATCGCGATCTAGCGGGATGCCGCCGTTGTGAGTGACGAGATAGAAACCGTCTGCGCCGTGCTCAGCCTCCCAAGGGCCGAATGGATGATCGCCGCTCATGCTGCCACCTGCAAAACCGGAGCAGTGACCCGTGCCCACTCAGCGCGGGCTTCCTGCATGTTCTCTTCACGGCGAGCGTTCCAAGCTGCCAACCATGCGCGATCGCCAATGGTGTTCAGGCTGTTCGCCACACCCAGGATCGGACGGTTTGCGTAGTCGTGGGCGCGGTGCATCTCCGCAAGTTCGAGCTCGATGCTCGCAGCCGGGTTGCAGCCATATGAGCGGCACATCGTCTCGACTTCAGCGAGGCGCGCTAGGTCGGTGTCGGTAAGGCGGAAGGGGCTTGCCTGGTGTGGCATGGAACGGTCTCCATCAGCGTCTTGCTGCTGAGACCTTGCTACGATAAACGTAGCACCGCGTCAATACGAAAATCGTAGCGCGTTATTTTCTCCCTCCACACCAAAACGGCCGCTCAAGTTTCCCTGAGCGGCCGTGGTCGTCGTCAGTGGTGGTAGGCCGGCCTAGCTGGCTTTCGTCAGCTTCTTGATGCCGAACGCCTCGATCGCTGCGGTTGCCTTAGGTGCGGGCAGCTCCCCCTGCTTCACTTTGGACTGCAAGTAGTTCGGGAGCTGTTTAGGGATGTAGTGCTCGCGTACCCACTTCCGAAACTCGCCAAGGGCATCGTCAGGGTAGCACTTCGGGGTTTGAGGGTTAGACACCGACTGCGGAAAATACGCTGGATAGTTGTGCTCGTATTTCTTGCTCGGGCCGTACAGAACCTCAAGGTTCTCGGCGATCCAAAACTTGGACCAGGCCATTCCCACGCTGATGTCTGGAATGAAAGAGTTGCCCAACTCAGCACCCTGCCGGATCAGTGTCACCAGCATGTCGGCCACTTCCTTGAACACGCTGAAATAGCCATCTGGCACCGTGTGATAGGACAGGCCAACCCGATCGTGGAACTGCTTCCATGCGATGCCGGCGTCGCCCTTGGGGTTGTAACCTACCTGAGCATAGATGAAGTCATTGAACCCCTTGCGGGCTAGCGTCCGGTAGCTCTTAGCGGCTGCTTCATAGGTGGTGCCGGACTCGAACGCGTAGTACTCTAGAACCGCCATGCAAACTGCTGCCGGAATGGCGTGCTGGATAGTTCCGTCTTTGACCAGAGCAATAAAAGCGACGTTATCATCAGCGCCTTGTGCGCGAACGAGTTCTCGGATCTTTCGGACACGCACCTTAGCTGGTGTCTCAAGCCAGTCTGCGGTGATTCGAATGATGTTCGTGTGATCCACGCCACACATCCGAGCCAAGCCGCGGATGTTAAGGAACGGCGTGCCATCGCTCAGCACCCCCATTCCCACTCCGTCGATTTCACGTTCGACCGCGATCTGAAGATCTAGCCGTAGCTGTTCGGGGGTGGTGACCAAATCCTTAGGTATCGCCATATTTACTAGCCTTTTCAGAAAGTTGAGGTGGTGCTCAACTCGGCTAGTCGCGATCTTTCCGTTCGCTTAGAACGGATTTGCACAAGAGGGCGGCTCCACCGAGCAAAGCCTGGGACGGTAATCTGCCCCAGGCTGCCCAACCTATCAGCGGCTTGTGAACGCGGCGACTCCGTCTTGCTTAAAAAGCACGGTTAAGCTGCGTTAAGAGCTTCTTCTCTCAGCGTCGTGACATCTACGCCACACCAAGTGCTCCAAAGTTGAAGCGCCTTGTCGGTGAAGGCCGCGCGATCAGCCTCATTCATCGCGCGGTTGCTGGTAGACCGCCGTCGTCGGTAGACCTCGCCTGATGGCAGCACTTGCTCATCATACAAACGCAGTTTGTCGCGGGTAATGTCGTGCAAATCCTGCTCGTCGAGCGAAAGGCTGTGCAGGTCATTTAAGAGAGGCGCCACTAGGGCGGCGACTGTCCAGTAGAGACCGCGGCGGCGCTGGTTGGCCGTGCCGCCCTTAATCTCGATCCGCACCTTGCCCTTAATCTCGCGCATAGCCTCCTCGGCTGCGCGGTTCGCCGGCCTCAGCATTCCTAGGCGAACCTCGAAGACCAGAGGTGGCTTGTCAGCTCCGGGCATCGCCGCGCTCCCGTTGTATGTTCCTGATCTCTGCGGCTCGAGGCGAAGCTTTCGCGAGTTCATCCAGAAGCTGGTCGATGGTCTGACCCTTGGCTCCGGCGTAGTCGTTCCAGAAGGTTCGTTCGCCGATGTCGTGCTGCCGGTTGTGACAGCCAGGCTGACCATCGATACCGCTCCAGGGGCCATCACAGAGCGGAACGGTTCGCCAGTCGTCCGGCTTGGCACCTAAGGCCGTGTGGCTGCCAATGCGAACGTGCGCGACGATTACGTTGGTGGTCGAACCGCAGTTGCAGCAGGCAAAGCCTCTGATCCATGTGCAGTGGGCGGGAGAGCGCCAGCGGTCCGACCGCTTGCGCTCTTTGGGTATCCGGCGAGGGAGTGCCATAACCGCGCCCCTTAGAAGGGAATGTCGTCGTCGAGGTCGTCGCCGAACCCGCCGCCACCACTGTTCTGCTGGTAGATCACGACATCCTTGATCTGATCGTCGACCTTCTTGCGCAGCCACTCGGGCAGGTCATCATAGGCGCTGGCGTTGTCTTCGTCGTAGATCAGTAGGCCGATCGTGGACCGGGGCGGGTTATCCTTGAGCGCCTTAGGTAGCGGGGTAACGGCGGCGACGTTCGCGTATGTTTTGCCGCCCTTCTCGACATGCGTGACGTTGACCATGCAGGGCACGCCAAGCAGCTTTGAAATATCGAAGCCGGCAAGCTCTTCACGAGTGAACGGACGGCCGCGCCAGCTTTCCAGATCGCCGCGCAAGGCCGCGTTCTCGTGCAGCGAGACGGTGTAGGTCTTGCCGATCACCCGGGCGCCAGCTTGCTTGTTGCCGTCGCGATCGGTCCACTCCATCACTTCGTCGGGAGTTTCCCAACGGATGTAGACCTGGTGCTTGATCTTCTCGCCGTACTGCTGCGAGACGGTGCGCTGCTTGCCGAGATCCGCAACCAAGTTGCAGACCGCTACGTGGTTGCCCTGCGGCATGGGGCTGAAGTCGCCGCCGCCGCCATTGTCCGACGCCATGATTGCCATTGTACTTTCTCCTAGGGGGTGGGGTTACGCCGCCTGCTTCTCAGGGGTAATTTCGACGCCGGGCATGTCGCGCACGCCGGCTGCGACCTTCTGCCGCACCAGCTCGTTGAGCATGTCAGCCAGATCCTCGGGGTATCGCTCCTTGACGTGCTTCAGCAGCTCACCCCGGCTAACGATGCGATGCGACCAGCGGGTGCGCAGGCCGCTTGAGGTGCGATCCAGCTTGTTCGCCACGGCGGTCAGCTTCTTCGCGCCCTTGAGCTTCTGCTCTGCCTCGAAGCGCTCTTCCATGTCGTCGGACGAGCGCAGAGCCTCCTGCGCCTCGCGCTGCTGCTGTTCCGCAGCTTCGCGTGCCTGCCGCGCTTCCTCGTCGCGGGCGCGCTGCTTGCCTTCCCGATAGGGCGTCAGCAGCCTCTTGATCTGGAGTGCTGCCATGTCGCAGCGATCGAGCAGCGGCTTCCACTTGGCCTGCACTGCCTTGGCGGCGTCATCGTGGGGCTTCTTCTCGGTCGCCCGCTCGGTACCAGCGTCCTTCTTCGCCCGCCGAAGGTCATCGAGCAGATTGTCGAGCGCTTCCTCAGTGCCGTCGTCTTCCACCGCGCCGGCGCCGTTGGCCATCGTGAACAGGTCTTCGATGTGCAGCGAGTGGGCGTCGAAAGCCGGCGGGTTGTTGTGCCCCGGCCCGGTCACGCCTGCCCCCGCGCGTTGGCGAAGGCCTCGCCCACGGTCTTGCCGCAGCCCATCCTGTCGCCGGTGATGTAGACGCTGAAGTTATCGCCAAGCTGGGCAATGCGCAGGACGCCGTTGCGCCGCATGAAGCTGGTGAGGTCGAAGCCCTCGTGACCATCATCCGCGATCGCGGGAGGTCTGATTTTCGTGATTGCGTTCACGGGTGATCTCCAGAGGGCGCTGTGCCCTGCTGGAAATAGTGCTACGCATATCGTAGCTATTGGTCAATACGAAAATCGTAGCAGGAAATCACTTTCCTACATCCGTCCAGATCCCCATTTATCGGAACAGAATGAGAACAGAGGCGAATCGATGAAGCGGGTCAGACTGCCTAGTCCAGAATGCGAAGGCGGTTGTTCGCCCTGCTACCTCGATTGCGCGATGACGCGCATGGCGATCAGTTCATTAGCTCGCGAAATCGAGTTACTGATGCGCGAGCAGCCGCCGAGACGACATCGGCACTGGCCTGACTGGTGGGAGAACCGCCGAGCATGCCAAGACCATATGCAAACGCTTCAGCTAAGGCTCTCCGAGATTGATCCGTCATCCGACCAGGTGGCGGAGCGATCGGCAGCAGCGCGTCTAGTAAGGGCTCCAGAGCGTCTGCACTGAAGGTCTGGGCGCCGCCAAGCTCTAAACCATAGCGCTCTACAAGCAGCTTCATCTCATCGATTTTGATAGCACGCTTGCCGGTGAATATCTCTGCAACTCGCGAGCTGGGCAGCTTGAGAAGGCGTTGAAGGTCAGCGTTTTTCACGATCCCCTGTTCGCGGAGTCGTTCCAGTTCGGAAATCAGGCCTTTTGAATCAAGCATGCCTGATTTTAGGCGAAATCCTCGTACTGCGTCCGCAACGAACATCGTACTAAGCACTTGCGTTGCCGCTACGTTTATCGTAGCACTGCCGTATGAAGACAGCAGCGGACATCATCGAAGTGCTCGACGGCGCGGCGTCTATCGCCCGCAAGACGGGCTTCCCCCTTAGCACGGTTGCAAGCTGGAAAGCGGCCAACTTCATTCCTGAGTGGCGCCGGCCCGCGCTTATCAAGCTGGGCAAGGGCAAGATCCGCGCTGAAGATTTCCCGCCCGAGACCGCACGGGTTTCCCGGAAGCAGGCGGCATGAAGCGTCTCCTCGCTCATATGCGTGAATGGTCCAAGCGGACTGCAACGACGACTGACATCATCCTAGCGGTGGCAACAACGATTGTCGGACTGCTTGTTGGCATGATGGTGCTGGAGGCGATCCGGTCATGATCGGCCTCACCCATAAGCAGAGAGACTGCCTCTCCTTCATCCAGAGCTACACCGATGAACACGGTGCCTCGCCCAGCTTCGAGGAGATGAAGGCGGGCCTCGGGCTCAAGAGCAAAAGCGGTGTTCACCGTCTTCTCGATGCCTTGGAAGAGCGCGGTCATATCCGCCGGATGCCCTGGCGCGCTCGGGCGATCGAGGTGGTCACGGCTAACCCGCTTGCTGGCGTGTCGACTGCCGACTTGCTGGCTGAGATCGAGCGTCGGCGCCCCGGCCTCGCAGCAATGGCGCTGGCAGCATGAGCGTCGGTTGGCAGGTTGGCGACCGCGCCATGTGCATCGACGATCGGTGGCTTGGAGACGAGTATCTCGAAGTTGGCCGGGTATACCACGTAACCGGCGTCCTGAACGATGGTGCCGGACTGACGCTGGCTGAGTTCACGCCCCCAGAGGGGTATCGCGGAGTTCGCGCTTCCCGGTTCCACCGCATCCCCGAGGGCATGACGTACGCGCAGTCTGTGGGAGGGCTTCTCTAGATGGCCCATCCCGACAGCGTCCTGATCCGCCGCATGCTCTGCGGCCCAATCGGCGGCGCTAAACTCCACAAACTGAGCCCGCCCGCCCACAACCCTGCGAGCGATCTCACCAAAGCAACGCGCGTCGCTGCGGCGCGCATCGATGCTGACGCCTTCGTCAGCAACCTCGCGCCGGTCGCGTCTCCCCTCAGCCCCCCGATCGCGACCGGCGCCCCTTGTTACCCGTTTCCCCATACGGAGGATTACTAATGGCCCAGATTGGCCAAGTCCGTCCTGCTGCACCTGCGAAGTCGGACGTATCTGACGCTCTGGCGGTAGGCTGGGCACGCGCATCGCGAACGCTCGGCAAGGGCGCGATGGCGGACTCGATCGGTGCAAGCACGAAGACCATCGACCGTGCTCTGACTGGCGAGACGCTGCCCGAGCTGCATACCGCATTGGCGAGCCTTCATGCCGAAGAGAGCGCGCTGGACGAGGTATTCGCCCTCTACGGCTTCGAGCGCCCTCGCCGAAAGAACGCCCAGGCCGCGAACGATCTTGCAACCGTGTCCGGTCTGTCCGCCGTGGTGTCTCACTTCTGCGAGGCGCTTTCGGACGGCAGCCGCGATCACGTCGAGACGCTCGAACTGGCTGAGATGGTCCGCAAGGTCATGCCTTCGCTGACCGCCATTCTAGATGACGCTGCTCGCCTGCGCGGGGTGGCGGCATGAGGGACTATAACTTCGCCTGTGGCCATCGCCGCACCCCCGGCAACATCAGCGGCAGAATCACTCCGCGCTGCAAGACGTGCGAGAACACTCAACGCGCTCGCCGCAAGGGCAAGGTAAAGGGCGGTTCTCAGCTCCAGTACGCCCCGCCCAAGGCCGGCAGCAGTGCCAAGTTGTACACCGATGCTGCTCGTCAAGACGAAGGCATCCTCGGGTTCGACAGCTGGCTCACCAGCCTTCCGGAAGGGTCTCAAGCTCTGCTGGAAGCAATCTACCGGGCTCACCCATACGTGTTCGATGCTGCTGAGCGCGCCGGCAGACGGGTGGTGCGCCCGTGATTGTATTGCCGTTCCCGCACAAGGCCCTTTGGCCGAATGGTCGCGCCCACTTCATGACGAAAGCTCGTGAGGTGAAGAAGCACCGTGAGTGGGCTCGTGTCGCCACGATGGCTGCGATCTCACGGTCGTTCCAGTGGAACGGCGAGCCGATCAGGATCCGCTACACTGTCACGCCCAAGACCGCGCATGCGATCGATCGCGACAACTGCGTAGCCGCCATGAAGTCCTACCAGGACGGGATCGCTGCGGCACTCGGCGTGGACGACCGCGCGTTCGCCGTTCCCGAGATCATCTTCGCCAAGCCGAAGAAGCCGGGCGGCATCGAGGTATCCCTGTGAAATTCGCCGGAGCGGTGTGGGCCACGCTCCGAGGAAAGCGAAACGCGGCCCGTCACGAAGTCGAAGAGGAATCTACAATGGCTACGCAGCTTTTTCAACCGCCCCACGGCTCTCCCGCGTGGTTCCATCACATGGTGTCGGCATCGCAGGACACCGTCCTGACCGATGTAGTGAACCTGACGCCCGAGTTGGCATCCGAACTGCTCAAGAATAACGATCGCAATCGTAGCGTCCGGCAGACCAAGGTACAGCAGTACGCAACTGACATCGTCGCAGGTCGCTGGGTCTTCAATGGCGAGCCGCTGATCGTATCGAAGAACGGCCTTCTGAACGACGGGCAGCACCGTGCCTACGCCGTGATCGACTCCAATTCGCCAATCAGCACGCTGATCGTATTTGGGGTGGACCGGGATAGCCGCACGACTGTCGATCAGGGCGGTGCGCGTGGCGCAAGCGACTACGCGCAGATGGAAGGCGTCCTGAACGCAGCATCTGCAACGTCGATCGCGCGCATGGTGATGGCCTACGAGCGGACAGATGGGCAGCACCTGTCGAAAACCAAGGAAGTCACGAACGCCGAGATTATGGCGCGGATTGCCAGTGATCCTAAGATCGGAGACGCCGCGCACTTCGCCGTGTCGACAGCTCGGCACGCGAGCAAGTTCGCAGCCGGGACGGTGCTCGGCTTCTGCTTCTACGTCCTGACCCGCATTCATCGTGGCGAGGCCGAGCGCTATCTAGAGCAGGTGTGCATCGGAGAGGGGCTGAGGCGTGGTGACCCGGCCCATACGGTTCGGGAGAAGCTGCTCGACGAAGGTAAGTCGCGTGACCGCAAGGCCTCGATCATCTTCCGGGGGTGGAACTTCAACCGTCGCGGTCGGAAGGTGCAGCCTAACGGATTGAAGTCGACGCTCCCGTTCCCGGCTCTGATCTAATGCAGTCGCACTCCATACGCGTTGACGACATCGTAATTGGGGAGCGCCACCGCGCGCTCTCCGAGGATGCCGTGCAACGCCTCGCCGGCTCGATGAAGGACATCGGCCTTCTACAGCCTGTGACAGTTCGCATCGCCGACGAGATGATGCTCGATGGTGAGCTTACCGCTGGTGTGCCGGTGCTGGTGGCGGGTGGCCATCGCCTTGCCGCTGCCAAGCAGCTTGGCTGGTCGCACGTCGACTGCGTCGAAGTCGCTGACGACGATATTACGGCAGAGCTTTGTGAGATCGCGGAGAACCTTCATCGCCACGATCTTACCAAGGATCAGCGCGACCAGCACATCCGTCGCTATGCGGAGTTGTTGGAGCGCAGAGCCGCAGAGGATAGGATTGTCCCGCAAAATGCGGAACAAATGCCGCGCCCTCGGGGCCGGCCCGTCAGCGTCACGACGCAGATCGCTGAAGCCACTGGCTTAAGTGATGACACTGTCCGGCGCGCTCTCAATCCGAAGCCTACGCCGCGACCACAGCTAGTCGAGGTAAAGGACGACTACGACGTGATCGGCGCTCAAGCCGATGCGATCGTGCGCGCTTGGAACCGTGCCTGCCCTGAGGCGCGTGCGCTGGCCATGGAACAGATCGAAGGCCCGGTGATGGACCACGCTATGGTAGGAGCTGTGGGCCGGTGAGCGACCTTCTTACACGCCTAATACAAGCCGGCACTCCCGCCGATCTCGTTGCTGAGGTCGCGCGGGAGCTTGCCCGGGCTGAGGTGACGCAAGAAGCTATCGAGCAGCGCCGCGCTAAGGATCGGGACCGCCAAGCTCGGCGCAGGGAAGCACAGGCCGAACAACCAGTCTGTCGCGTGACGTCACGTGACACCGCGGATGTCACGACGCCGGGTTCCCTTTCCCTCCTCCCCAATGAGAATAAATCTAACCCTACCACCCATACCCTCCCGGAGAGAGATACCCCGCGTACATGCGAGGCTCGTCCGGTTTCTGACGACTGCGCAGCGGTCATGTCGAGCTGGAACGAGATGGCATCGGCTACCAGCCTTCCTGCCTGCCAGAAGCTCAGCCCTGCCCGCCGCAAAGCCTGCCAAGCCCGGCTTCGGGACGACGGCTTGGCCGCGATCCAGCAAGCGATCCAGCGAGTGCCGAACAGCGCATTTCTCCGCGGCGAGACCGGAAGCTGGTCTGGCGCGAACATCGATTTCCTCCTCCGCCCCGACACCGTGACCAAAATCCTGGAAGGCAAGTACGATGACCGACCTGTCCAATCCGCCACGAGTTCCCCGGAAGCTTGGCGAGGTGCTGCCCGCCCTGTCGACAATCGCGACGGTTTCACCCGGGCAATCGACGAACTCGCATTCAGCGCTGGCGGTTCGCCTCACTGACAGCCAGCTTGCCGCTGCCGAGGCCATCGCCGCCGCGCCGCTGCCTGCCCTGGTCACCGCCGACACGCAGTTCTTCGCGCAGTGCCTCCGCTTGCTGGACACCCTGCCGCGCCGGAAGGACGACGATGTCGGAGGGCAACTGCGGGTCCGCGCCTACGAGCTGGCGATCGGGACGCGTTCTCGAGCCGAGCTGGAGTTCATGGTCACCCATGCCCTGCGCAACTGCAAGTTCTTCCCCAGCACCTCCGAGTGCGTCGAGATCCTGTCGCGCTGGTCGCGTGATGACGAGGCGGTGAAGGAGCGCAACCGCGCCGAGACGGCTGCCCGCCATGAGCGCCAGGCTCGCTTCGACGAGGCCATGCGCTGGCTTGCCCGCGGCGAGTGCGACCAGGCTGAGATCGACGCCCTGCCGCAGCGCTGGAAAGAAATGGCCCTGACCTATGGCCACCTTCAGCGCGATGACGATGGGCGGTTTGTGCTGCGCTCTACAGTCCCCCCACCCGAGCCGGAGAACACCGCGCGCGCGGCGCCTCGCTGCACAAACTGCCAAGACATCGGCCGCATCCTGACGCTTGAGGGCGAGGAAGCCGACTGCCCGGCCTGCGCCATGGTGTCGGCGTGACGCGACCTGCGAAAGCGATCGAAGCCCAACGGGCGGAGATGCGTAGCAGCTCCGTTCACGAGAGCGCGGTGCCGCTGTGCGGCATTCGCCCTGAACACGGCTCCACCCACCAAGCAGGTCTACACCCACAGAGGAGAAGCGCTGATGGCTGACCGCATGACCATCAACGACACCCTAGCCGAACGCGGTGGATGGCAGCCGATGACAATCGACCCGCCCAAGGATGCGCCGTTTCTGACAGCGATCCCGCACAACGGACGCTGGATCTACGACATCGCCGAGTGGGACGAGGAGTATCAAGCGTACTTCAACCATGGTTGCGGGATGGATCTAGTCACTCGCTGGCACGCCTTCACACCTTTGCCGATCGCCGCCCCTGACGAACGCGCTGGCACGGGAGAACAGGGCTAATGTGCCGGCACATCGAAACGCTTGTGGAGGACGGCGGACCTCGCAATCCTTGGCGGGGCTACACCTTCTGCGCTGACTGCGGCGAAACTGTGGGAGCGAAGTGGCGGCGGAAGATCGACGATGTCTGCGAGAGCCATTGGAACTTCCGGCCGCATCGCACCAAGCGTGGTACCCAAGGGGACAAGCCGTGACCGACATCACGCAGAGCGATCGGCTTTGCTGCCATTGCCGGTTCTTCCACGGCATGAACCAGCGCGATCTGTGCTTGGTGCGCCGTAGCTATGATCCGGTGCGAGGCAGCAAGACTGATCCGAAGTGGGCGCCTGCAATGCGCTCAGGCGGCTTCCTGGGGCTGTTCAAGGGCGAATGTGGACCCGAGGGTAGGCTGTGGGAGCAGAACCCGCCGAGCACGCCTCCTACGGGCGGCAGCGCTGTAAGCCGACCAGCGAGGCCATCACGATGACCGACAGCATTGAGGTTGAGACCGTGGCCGAGGTGCCTGCCGTGCATCGCCAGTGCGTCCAGGTCGCAGCTTATCCGGCCACTGAGGATGAGCCTGCGGGCATCCAGCTAAGCCAGGCGCGTCAGGGCTGGGGCGATCTTCAGTTCATCAGCTTCCCGGCTGACAAGGCTGAGGAAGTCATCGCGGCCATCCGCACACTCGCGAACCACAACCAGGAGGGATAGCCGATGGCACGCAAGGGACGCCCTCGTAAGGCAAACGGCAAGCGCCACCCCAACGGCAAGCTGGTGCAGAAGCCGAAGGCGAAAGACCCGACTGCCAAGGTGACCGAAGCCCGTAAGCGGTTCGGCTCGTACTACGCGTCCGCTCTGGGCCGTTTCTACGCCTCTGGCTTCATGGGTGAGGGCGATGTGGCCAAGGACCGCTACGAGGGCGCTCTGCGCTTCCTGCGGGTCTATGCGGCGGTGTATGGCGGCCCGTACTACCGGTGTCCTCTAGACCAGTCTGTGCGTGGCCGTGGAGCCGAGTACAACAATCCCTACGCCAAAGAAGACCGGGAGTGGATGCGTGAGATGATGCAGAAGCTCGAATGGTCTGGCTGCTACCCGTACCTTGAACAGCTCTTGAGCATCAGCTACATCGACGAGGGTCCGGAATGGCTGTCGCGCATGCTGGATGTGCAGCTATGGAACCGTGAACTGGCAGAGCTGAACGCTCAGCTTCGGGCGAAGGCCAAGGTTGAGGGCAAGATGTTCTCCCCCTTATGGCCCAAGGACATCCACCCCGGAGATCGGGTAGTCGCTGACGCTGCGATCAAAGCCTTGGATGTTCTTTCGCCCGAGCGAAGAGTGGTTGGCATTGTGGCTATGCGGTGGGATGATGCGGCATGAACATGATCGAACGTGCAGCACGGGCAGCCGCTGAGCAGTATGGTGAAGACTGGGATAGTCTGCCCGACATCAACCCGGTTCAGAACGGAGACCTTGATCGACGTCATTTCATTGATCAGGTGCGAGCTATCCTTACTGCCATGCGCGAGCCGACCGAAGCCATGATCAAAGAGGGTGGCGAGTATGACTCTGAAGGTGGATATGACACAAGCGGTGGCCCTCGCGATGTTGGCGATCACGACCGCCACACCTTCGAGCCTAACGCTCCCCGCATCTGGCGCGCCATGATCGACAAGGCGCTGGAGGAAGGCTGATGGATCGGAATGCTAAACTCGCTGCGGCCATAGAAGAGCTGGACAATGCGTCGGCGGCAGTCAGGACGGCCTTCGATCTGATCAGGGACTTCCACGGCACCGGCGGTGAGTATTTCGATCGCTTAGGTGATGCAAACGATGGCATCGACTGGGCCGCAAGTGTGCTGAAGGGGCACCTGCCTGCAGGGTATGGGGACGAGGCTTGACAGATCCTCCATGATCTGATTATCTACCGTAAATGATATCTCGTATTGCGCCCGCGGCTTAGGCCTGTCGGGCGCATCGTCGTTATGGGGCTAGCAATGGCATGGTCCCACACCTCACGACATGAGCGTGGATACGGAGCAGCCTGGGACAAGCTCAGAGCTCGCATCCTCACCAGAGACAAGCACCTCTGCCAGGCCTGCAAGCGCAAGGGCAGATTGACCGCGGCTAACCAGGTCGATCACATTAAGCCAAAGGCTAAGGGTGGCACGGACGACGAGCAGAACCTGCAGAGCCTGTGCAAGCCCTGTCACGATGCCAAGAGCGTCGTTGATGCAGGTGGGCGCGCACGGGTTGAGATCGGCGCTGATGGGTGGCCTGTCGAGTATTCAGATCGTGGGCGCTAACCCCGTCACCAAGACCGGTTTTCGTTCATCCAGAGGGTCGCGAGCCTGAACGCAACATTGTTGCGTGACCGCGCATCGTTCGATCGTTCATCATCAACCCCTCGAACCTGAACGGACGGAGGGGGGAGGTCGAAAGTCGGGGGTCTGACCCCGCTGGACCGCTCTGGGACCTTCATTTCAACGCTAACACAGGAATTTCTGGCATGAGCCGCAAGCAGCGCATCGATAGCGTGACCGCTGCGGTTGGTGTCATGCTCGACCACACGAGGGACGAACTACAGCCACCGGAGCATACGAACCTCAACGCAGCGGCCTTGCCGTTCTGGCGAGCGATCATGCGCGGGCGCGCGCGAGACGAGTGGGAGGGTACACCCGCCCTGATGTCTACCGCGGCGAGCCTGGCGTGGACACAATGGCAGGTATCGAAGCTGCGAGAGGAGATCGAGAACGAGCCGCTTCCCGATGCCAAGGCGGTGCAGAGAGTGTCGGACCTGCAACGGCTCGAGATGGGCTATCTACGGGTTCTCCAGCAGCACGGCCGCGCGGCTCAAGGCGAGAGCCGGGACGTGAAGAAGAGGCGCGAAGCTGTGTCGAGCATCGCGGGCGACAACCCGCTTGATGACGATCTACTCGCGAGACCATCGCTACAGTGACCCGCGGCGAGAAGGTGGCGGCGTTCATAGAGCGCTTCTGCCGGGTCCCAGACGGCGAGCACGTCGGCAAAAAGATCAAGCTTGCCGAGTTCCAAAGGCGTTTCATCCTGGAAGTCTACGACAATCCGGCAGGCACACGCCGGGGCTACCTGTCGATCGGACGCAAGAACGGCAAGACGGCGCTCATCGCCTGCATTCTACTTGCTCACCTCGTCGGGCCGGAAGCCAAGTTGAACGCGCAGATCGTTTCGGGAGCCCTCTCCCGCGATCAGGCGGCGCTGGTCTTCAACCTCGCATCCAAGATGGTGCAGCTCTCGCCTGAGCTGGCGAAGATCGTCCGCATCGTTCCATCGGGCAAGCGGTTGATCGGGCTGTCGATGAATACCGAGTTTCGGGCCCTGGCGGCTGAAGGCAGGACCGCGCATGGCCTTTCACCGTTGCTGGCGATCCTGGACGAGATTGGGCAGGTCAAAGGGCCACGAAGCGACTTCGTAGACGCGATCACGACATCCCAGGGCGCCCACAAGGAACCGCTGCTGCTATGTATTTCGACGCAGGCCCCGACCGACGCCGATCTGTTTTCGATATGGCTCGATGACGCCGAGCAATCTGCTGACCCGTCAATCGTCAGCCACGTCTATCGGGCACCTGAAGATTGCGAACTTGACGACCGCGAGGCTTGGAAAGCAGCTAACCCGGCCCTGGGCCTGTTTCGGTCAGAGCGCGATGTTGCCGAGCAGGCGGCACAGGCGGCACGAATGCCTACAGCGGAGGCCGCGTTCCGGGTTCTAACGCTTAACCAGCGTGTGAACATGGTGGCGGCGTTCGTCTCGCCGAGCGTGTGGAAGCAGGGCAACGAAGCGCCGGACTCGTTCGGAAGCGCTCTCTGCTATGGCGGGCTCGATCTGTCGGCCACTACCGACCTGACCGCGCTGGTGCTGACGTGTCGCAAGGATGGTTTGCTCCATGTGCAGGCGTTCTTTTGGATGCCGCAGGACATGGTGTCGGAGGCCGCGCGACGGGATCGTGCGCCTTACGATGTATGGGTTCAGAAGGGCCTACTCAGGACGACGCCCGGCAAGGTCATCGACTACGATTTTGTGGCTCGCGACATCGGCAAGATCACCGCGGACCTGAATGTCGGCCGGATCGGCTTCGATCGCTGGCGCATGGACCGCATGAAGGGCGCGCTTGAGCGACAGGCGGTTGAGCTGCCGCTAGAGCCGTTCGGCCAGGGCTTCGTGAGCATGTCGCCCGCACTGGATGCGCTGGAAGCCGACTTGTTGAACGGTGTCGTTCGGCATGGCGGGCATCCGGTGCTGGCGATGTGTGCCGCGAATGCCGTGTCGGTCCCCGATGCGGCCAATAATCGGAAGTTGGACAAGTCGAAAGCGACGGGCCGCATTGACGGCATGGTTGCGCTCGCGATGGCGGAAGGGGTCGAAGCGATGTTTGCTGAGACCGAGATGTCTGTCGACGACTGGCTTGCGGGCCTCGCTGCATGACGGGGTACAAACTGTCGCGCCAGGCGGCAGAAGCATACAACCGGCGCGCGGTCTGGACGGGCCCGCGGGCAGAGACGAAGGCAATCGTCAGCCTGGATAACGGCATGGCGGAATGGGCCGGCGTCTCTCGGCAGGACGGGGTTAATTTCCGCACGAACCAAGTAAGCTTGGCGCAACATCAGGACGCGACTCCCGGCGGTAACTCTGGGGCGCTCGGACTGTCCGCCACTTGGGCGTGCGTCAACCTGCTCGCCGGCACGATCGCGTCTCTGCCGCTGGTTGTATACCGCAAGGGCCCGCTCGGCGTGGCTGTGGAAGCGACCGACCACCCGCTCTACTGGCTGCTTCACGACAGCCCGAACTATGACCAATCCGCCTACGACTTCTGGGAGTTCATCTGCGCGGGCCTTGAGCTGCACGGAAATGCTTACGCCGTTTTAGATCGGCGCTCAGACGGTTTTCTCGTCTCACTTACGCCAATCAGGCCAGATATCGTTGCAGTGCGCCGCATTCGAACGGGCCAGCTCGAATATCGCTGGACGATCGACGGCCGCGAGGCGGTCAAGTTGCAGGAGGATATCCTTCATATCCGCGGCTTTGGCGGCAGTCCGCTGGGCGGCGCATCACCGCTGTCGGCATGCAGGCAGGTTTTCGGCGCCGCTCTCAACACAGACCGCAGTGCCAGCTCCATGTTCGCGAACGGCGTTCAGACAAGCGGCGTATTCGCGATGCAGGAGAAGCTGACAGAAGACCAAATGCGGCAGGCCGAGCAGAAGGTGACTGAGAAGTACGTCGGCGCCGCCAACGCCGGACGACCTCTGGTACTGAATGGCGGCGTGAAGTGGGAGCAGATCTCGATCAGCCCCGAAGATGCGCAGATGCTCGAAAGCCGCAAGTTCAGCGTGGAGGAAATCTGCCGCGTCTTCGACGTGCCGCCTCATCTGATCGGCCACACCGAGGGCAACACACAGCTTGGCAGCAGCATAGGCGAGCAGACCCTCGGCTTTCTCAAGTTCAAACTTCGCAAGCGGCTGAAGCGGATCGAAGGCGCGCTTGAAAAGCAGCTTCTGACCCGCGCCGATCGCGCTGCCGGAGTGTCGATCGAGTTCAACGTCGAGGGCCTGTTGCGCGCCGATAGCGCCGGCCGTGCTCAGTATTACGAGATCATGCAGCAGTTCATGACCAAGAACGAGATTCGTGCCTTGGAAGGCCTTGCGCCCGTCGAGGGTGGCGATGTCCTTATGGCGCAGATGCAGGATGTCCCTCTGTCGGAGGCATTGAAGGCGCGGACGGCGCCGGGAGCAGTAGAATGAACGAGTTCGACTTCGCCCTTGAGACTAAGGCGCTAGACGATAGCGGGCATATCGAGGGCCTGGCTGCCGGCTATGGCAATGAGGACTTCGGCGGCGATGTGATGCTGCCTGGATCAATCACTAAGTCGCTCACCGGAAAGTCGCGCATCCCCATGCTGATGTACCATGACCACAAGCGCCCCGCTGGCGTGTGGACGGACTTCACAGAGACTGCAGACGGTCTGCTGGTCAAGGGCCGTATCTCGATGTCGACTTCTGACGGGAAGGAAGCCTACGGCCTCGTAAAGGACGGCGCGCTAGGCGGTCTCTCGATCGGCATGCACAAGGTGAAAGCGCGGATGGTCGGCAAGGCCCGGCACATCTACGATGCCATCCTTCATGAAATCTCGCTGGTGACAGTGCCGCTGAATGAGCGGACCCAAGTGCTGAGCGTGAAAGATCTTGTGACCAACGGCGAGCTGCCAACGGTCCGTCAATTCGAGGACTTCTTGCGGGATGCAGGCGGTTTCTCGAAGTCCCTGGCTGCGGCAATCGCATCCAAGGCACAACCGCTACTCAATCGGGGGGAGCCCGACGCAGCGGATGAACTGGCTGAGTTCCTGAGGGCGCTCAAAGCCTAATCCTCCTCTACGCCTGGAAAGGGCAATCCTATGACTACGGAAACGAAGTCGTTGGCCGAGCTGGCCTCCGAAGTGAAGTCGCTTGTCGACGAGAAGACGAGCAAGCTGCAGGAAATCGCAGAGAAGGCGCTTGCCGAGGCCGAAAAGGGCATTGGCATGAGCGAGACCACGAAGGGTCTCGTCGACCAGATCGCGATTGATCGTAACGAGCTGAAGGGCCGTCTCGACGAGCTTGAGCAGAAGATGGCCCGCCCGGGCAGCTTCGATGCTGAAGCGCCGCGCACCGCCGGCCACATGCTCGTGGAAGACGAGAACGTGAAGTCGTTCCTGGCCAACCCCACGTCTGGCCAGCGCGTCGGCGTCGAAACCAAGGCGATCATTTCCGCCCTGGCCACCGATGCAAATGGTTCCGCTGGCGATCTTCTGACGCCGCAGCGTGTCGACCTCCTGCCGATCCTTCGCCGGGAGCTGACCGTGCGCGATCTCCTCACCCCGGGGCGCACGAACACGAATGCGATCCAGTACCCGAAGCAGACCGGCTTCACGAACAGCGCGGCGACTGTTTCGGAAACGACCGGCGCGACCAAGCCGCAGTCGGAGATCAAGTTCGACATCGTGACCACCTCGGTGACCACGATCGCGCACTTCGTTATCGCAACCCGCCAGATCCTCGATGATGCCCCTGCCCTGCAGAGCTACATCGATGGCGAGATGCGCGCCGGCCTTGCTGAAGTTGAAGAGAACCAGCTTCTCAATGGCGGCGGCACGGGCACGGACCTCAACGGCATCTACACGCAGGCAACCCCATTTGCTGCAGGAACGGCGATCGTTTCGGCTCCAACTCGCTTGGATGCTATCCGCTTCGCCATGCTTCAGGGCGAACTCGCGTTCCTTCCGCCTACCGGCATCGTCATGCACTCGACTGACTGGGCTCTGATCGAGTCCACCAAGGACGCGGCCGGCGGCTACATCATCGGCAACCCACAGGACGGCACCTCCCCGCGCCTATGGGGCCTGCCCGTAGTCAAGTCGTTGGCGATGACGGCCGGCACGTTCCTGACGGGTGCCTTCCGTCGCGGCGCGCAGATCTTTGATCGCTGGGATGCGCGGGTCGAGATCTCCACAGAAGACAGCACAAACTTTCGTCAGAATCTCATCACGATTTTGGCGGAAGAGCGTTTGGCGCTCGCGGTTTATCGGCCTGAAGCCTTCGTGAAGGGCACGTTCTCGGCCGCGATCACCGACCTGACGAGCTAATCTGGCTGAACTGGAACGAGGGGCTGGCTCGAGCTGGCCCCTCTTTTCTCGAACCCCGTCCGCGGGTGTCTGGAAAGGAGATCGCACGATGACGAATGTAACGATGAAGGCGGTAGATACGCTGCACATCAGCAGCGTGAAGCCCGATAGCCTTCAGCCTGGCGAAGAGTTCGAGGTGGCCGGCTATGTGGCTGAAGACCTCGAGGCCCGCGGTCTGGCTGAGCGGGTGAGCGACAAGCCCGCGCAGACCGAAGCGCCCGCTTCTGACCCCGAAGCGAAGGCCGAGCCCGCCCCTGAAAACAAGATGGAAGCGGCGCCGGAGAACAAGGCTTCCACCACCCGGAAGCGCAAGCTGAACTAATGGCCGTCACCCTCGCCCTCGCCAAACAGCACCTCCGGGCACTCAACGATCGCGAGAACGACCTTATCGAGCACTATCTCGCCGCGGCGAAGGCATGGGTCGAGCATCACACCGGCAAGAAGCTCATCAGAGGCCCCGTAGAGCAGCGCGAGCAGGCTTTCGGCTCGTATGTGCCGCTCCTGTGGGGCCCGAGCCCTGAGGGCGTCTCTGTGGCTTACGTGGACGGCTCTGGTGCGCCGCAGACCTTCACCGACGCGCGCCTCGTGCGCGATCGCCTGTACAGCCCGGCAGCGGGTTGGCCTTCGATCACCGCGAACACGCCCATCGTGCTGACGTACACCGCGGGCTTCACAGACACGCCGGCTGATTTGGATGCGGCTGTCCTGCTCCTCGTGGCCGACTTCTTCACCAACCGAGAGAGCGGCAACGCTACCCCGGCGACCACAGCGGCTGTGCAAGCGCTCTGCTCGCCGTATCGCGCGGTGCTGGTATGACCGCCGGGCGCCGCGACACCCTCGTCATCTTCGAGCAACGCCAGACCACCCAAGACCCCGCGTACGGTTCCACTGTCGAGGGCGCATGGGTGACCTACAGCCAAGCCTGGGCCGAACTGCAGGACATGCTGCCGAGCCGGTCGGAGAACGTGGACGAGAGCATATCGCTTGCTCGCCGCCCTGCCCGTCTGCGGATCGACTACCTCGATGGCGTGGGCATCACTTCGAGCATGCGCGTGCGGATCGAGGCGGACGAGCTGTTCCCCGAGCGCATCATGCAGATCATCAGCGGGCCGGCTCACAAGCGCGATAGCAGCGAGATGGAATTCGTTGTCGAAGAGATGACGACGATGGGAGAGGCGCCGTGAGCAAGCACGAAACAGTCGAGCACTGGCCTATCGGTGGCAACGGTCCTGTCCGCGCCAAAGGTGCTGTTGAGGTGCCACTGTCTGATCTCACCAAGGGCCTGACCCTGCAGCTTGTCCTCACCGGCGTGTGGCGCATGCGCTTCCGCCTGTGGCTGGGCACGAAGCTCTTGAGGCTCGCGGCTGCGGTGATCGGCTGCAAGGTCGAGGTGGAGGTGAAGCCGTGATCGACATGAAGATCACCGGCGGCAAGCAGGTTCACGATCTGCTGCAGCAGCTTCCCGTCGAGGTTGAGACGAAGATCATGCGCAATGCGCTGTCTGCTGGCGTGCGCGTGTATCGCGATGAAGCCCGCAACCAGGTCGCCGATACGACGGACACCGGCCTACTGCGCAAGGCGATCAAGACGAGCCGCAACACCAAGCGCGGCCGGGTCATCGCCAAGGTCAAGCTCAAGGGCAAGCACAGCTACGCAGGCCTGTTCCTGGAGTTCGGCGTTGCTGCCCACGCGATCACCGTTCGGGATGCCGAGGGTTCGCTAAAGATCGGCAAGAATTTCGTGGGAGCCGAGGTCATGCACCCCGGCTTTTCGCCCAAGCCGTTCCTGCGCCCATCCTTCGACCTGAAGTCCAAGGACGCGGTCAACGCTGTGGGCGCCTACATCGGCAAGTACCTGCAATTCGGCTCGATCACGGCTCCCACCATCGCGGTTGACGAGGAAGAGGCCTAATGGACGGGGTCGCCGCGATCAGGCAGTTGCTGGTCGCGCATTCTCCCCTAACCGCTCTTGTGCCCGCTGCTCGCGTCATCGCTGGCGTGCTGCCGCAAGGCACTGCCCTGCCCGCGGTGGCCCTCACCTCAGTTTCGAGCAGCGAGGACGACAGCATCAACCCCGGCTCGCATCGCTTCATTACCGAGCGAGTTCAGGCGACCATCTTCGCGCAGAACTACCCGCAGAAGAGGGCAATCCTGAAGGCGGTTCTTCGCGGAGCCGCTGACAAGGTGCCAACCATGGACGGACTCAGGACCATGCCGGTCGCCAGTGGTGGCGCAGGGCCGGACTTCATGAGCGAAGACGCTTCGATCCACATGGGGACGCACGACTTCATCATCCGCTGGAACGATCCAACCTGAGGAGAACCACCATGGCAGACAAAAGCGGCGTCGTGCTTCGCAAGCGCGGCATCAACTACAATGGCCAGCACTATCCGCATAAGGCTGCGATCACCCTGCCCGCCCAGCAGTTCGAAGACTGGGCCGGCGCTAAGATCGTCGGCGAGGCGACCGAAGCTCAGGCCAAGAAGGCCAAGCCGGTGAGCAACGAGCGGGCGCCCGCGAAGCGCACTGAAGCCGCGGAACCGCTCCAGACCATCTAACCAGTTTGCCAGAACGGCAAAGCCGCGGGTCGCCTTTGGCGGCCTTTTTTTATTCCCGAAAGGATAGACAATGACGTACTTTACCACGTCGGGGACGCAGCTTGCTGTCTCTGCAACGCCGCCCGCGACCTTCAACGAAGCTGGCTATGAGGCGGGCACCTACACGAAGATCGGCGAAGTGACCGACCTTGGCGCCCGCGGTCGCCAGTACGCTCTGGTCACGCATCAGCCTATCGAGAGCGAGGGCGACAAGAAGGGCAAGGGCGGCTTCAACGCCGGGAGCCAGGCCTTCACGGTGGCTCTCGATCGCGCCGATGCCGGCCAGATCATCATGGCCAATGCCGCCAACTCGCGGAACAACTACTACTTCAAGGAAACCGAGCCCGATGGCACGGTGACCTATTACGAAGCGCTCGTGATGGGCTGGAACATCAACAAGGGTACGCGCGACAACATCGTGACCGCGACCACCACGCTGGAAATCCAGCAGCGCGACGGCGTCGATTTCATCACCATCGAGCCTGACTGATCAACCCTAGCCCCTGAGCTTCGCCCGCTTCGGCGGGCCTCCATGTCGGCCGATCATCAGGGTGGTCGGCCGGCACCCCTCCCTGAAGGATGAGCCATGCTAAATATCAAGACCAAGGCTGTTGACGAGACTGGCACCGTCGAGCTGAACGATGTTGACGAAGAGGCGCTGTTCGATGAGCAGGGCAACCGCTGCTCCATCACTGCTTTCAGCCCCGGCACTCGGGAGTATGCCGAAGCGGACGCTGAACGTCAGAACCGCATCACCACGCTGATGATGACCCGTCCCGGCAAGGCGAAAATCTCGGCGGAAGAGCGCCGGCAGATCGACGCGCAGTTCTACTCGCGCATCACCAAGAGCTTCAACCACTGGGAATACGACCCTTTGCTGTCCGGCCAGGACCAGTTCAAGGCGGCGTACCTCGATAACTCGATCGGCTTCATCAAGGAGCAGTTCGCCCAGTGGTTGGGCGACTGGGGAAACTTCAAGAAGAAGTCGGCCTAGAGCTGGAAGCGTACGTTCGGCAGGTCGCGTGGCTCAATGCGGTTCCGCGACGCCGGACGGAAAGCGTGTCTGAAGGCGGCAGCGACTCACGCAGCCGCTTGCAGCAGGCCCGTGACGCTGGTGAAGAGCCCGCCCTGCCCTACTGCTCGGCTCGGTTCCTATCGGATTACCTCTTCGAGATCGGACCTATCAAAGCGGTCGGGATGGGCACCGGCCCGATCGACTGGCAGGACATTGAGGCTTGGCAGCGCTGCACTGCGATCACTCTGCCGCCGTGGCAGGCCCGATTGCTGCGCAGCCTGTCTCGCTCCTACCTGGCGATGTCGCGCGAGGCGGAAGAACCTGATTGCCGCTCGCCCATGGAAGATGAAGTAACCAAGCGCGAGCGCGAGGCTGTCTCGCAGAAGCTGCGTGCAATGCGCGCAGGGGCGAACATCAAGCGGGTGAAGCGTAGCTCGCTCGCGGCTCAATAGATGGAGGACAGAATGGAAGTGTTCACCCCTGAGCAGGAATATCGGCTGCGCGAGATTCTGCGAGAAGAAATTGCCGCCGCGCTCAAGTCTCACGACCAAACCGAAGGCGGTGCTGCGGCTCTGATGAGGAGCGTTATTGCTCCGGCTTCTGGCCTTTTATCGGTACGGGGTTGAAGTGTTCAAGATCGTCGATTTTCTGAAACATTAGGTAGTTCTCGTACAGCCCAGTCACGTACTGTGAGACATCTTTATGCGAGACAGAGGTCGTAAACGAAGGTGCGGCCGCACAGTGAGCGGCGGCAAGCTGGGCGGCGACGATTGCCATCGTTTCTTCTGAAAGTGCCATACTCGAATCCCCTGCTGATTTAAACAATCGCAGGAAGCCCGATGCCGGCCGGGAGTCAATCTCGGTCGGCGTCATCCGTTACAGGCGCAGCCCTTGCCCTTCTTGCATGGCTTGTCGCGACTGATGCAGCTATCACCGCAGGCCTTACCCGCCTTGCAAACCTTGCAGCAGCCCTGAGCGAATGCAGTCCCACACAGCGGCTCCGCGCCACCGACTGTGCCGGCAAGTAGAAGCGCGGCCGCGAAGAAGATCGATTTCATAGAACCCCCCGATTCGATGCGGTTAGGGTATCCTGTTCATCAAGGACTCGCCAAGCCAGCTAGCTGGGCTTAGGCTGCGGGTATGTGGTATCTATTCGCATGTATCGCCACGCCAACGAGCGTGTCTTGCATTCCGCCGGTGGCCGTTGAATCGGAGGCGGTCTGTCGGGACCTAGCTGCTCGCTGGGAAGGTACGGCTACCGTGACACATGACCGTGCTAACGCGCGGACGCAATGCGCTTCGGTCGGCAGTCAGGTGCCTGGTGCGAGCCCTGCTCCATCAGCGCCGTCAGCAGATCTAAACTTGGGCGTTCCTCGCATCCGCAGGTAATCCCCCTCACCTCAAGCACGAGCTTGCAGACAAAGAGCGGTCCTAACGGGCCGCTTTTTTCGTTTCAGGAGAAGCCCATGGGTCAGCCAGTTGCCTCTCTTGAAATCCAGCTGGTGAGCGACATCGCGCGTCTGCAGCGTGACATGAAGGATGCTCAGCGCGCCATAGATGGCATGAGCAATGCAGGCACAACCAGCGCCGGGCGCCTGGGCGGTGCGTTTAGGGCTGCAAACGACAACATCGCAGGGGTCAGCAGAGGAGCGGCTATCGCGCAGAGCGCGCTTAGTGCGCTGTCCCAAGTGGTGGCGACCATCGGGCTAGGCGCGATCGCTGGCCAGATCGTGCAGACGAACGCGGAGTTTCAGAGCCTCACAGCTAGCTTGAAGATCGCCACCGGCTCGATGGAGGGCGCGGGCAAAGCGATGGAGATGCTGAAGACCTTTGCGGCCGAGACGCCATACGGTCTTCAGCAGTCCGTAGAGGCCTTCATCAAGCTGAAGAACCTTGGCCTGACGCCGAGCATCGAAGCCATGCGCGCCTACGGCAACACAGCATCCAGCATGGGTAAGGATCTCATGCAGATGGTCGAGGCGGTTGCCGACGCCACCACGGGCGAGTTCGAGCGTCTGAAGGAGTTCGGCATTAAAGCCAGTGCCGAGGGCGACAAGGTGAAATTCACCTTCGCAGGGGTCTCAACCACGGTGGCCAACACCAGCGCCGAGATCGAGAAGTATCTCCAGAACCTGGGCAACACCAAGTTCGCTGGCGCGATGGCCGAGCAGATGAAGACGCTCAACGGCCAGTGGGCTGGATTGATGGACAATCTGGACGCGCTCTATGTCGCAATCGGGCAGCTTGGGGCGAACAATGCCCTGACCGGCATGATGGCCGGCGCCGCGGATGCGATCAAGTTCGTGGGCGACAATCTCGACACCATCGTGACCTTGCTCGGCACGGCGGCGGTTGCTTACGGCACCTACACCGCGGCTGTCGTCATCGGCACGGCGGCCACGGCAGCAATGTCGGGCGTGACTGGCATTTGGATTGGCACGATCGCCACTGCGTACACGCAGCTAGGCTTGCTCGCCGCCGCAGAGGTTGCGGTTGTCTCGACTACCGCCGGCCTGTCTGCCGCCTTTGGCACGCTCACCACGATCATGCTTGCCAACCCAGCGGTATGGCTTGCCGGTGCTGTCACCGCTCTCGCCCTCACCTTTAAAATGATGAGCGACGCGGGGGCCGCTGCAGAGGAACGTCTACGGGCTAATGCGGCCGCAGCGAAAGAGCTTGGGATCACGCTCACTTCGGCCGGTGAGGCAGCGCTTCGAGCTTCGGGGGAGACCGCCAGTGTCGGCTCGTCAGCTGCTAGTTCAACTCCTCAGATCTGGAGCTTCAAAAACGCCTCTGATAATCTGACCGAATCTCTGTGGGCGCAAGCAAAGGCAGCGCGCGCCGCCCGCGTTGAAATGCTCCAGCAGACGATAGCTAAGGCCAAGGCCCGGGCTGACGAGGCGAAGGACCTCACCGCCGGCGGGCCCCAAGCAACGTTCACGCAAGGTAATCAGGCGTTGCTTCAGGGCGATCTGCTGAAAAGCGGGCCGCTGCTTTGGAAGGGCTTGGCAGACCGCTGGAAGCAGGTCCTCAGCAACGGCCGTGTGACGCGGGAAGCTGCACGTGACTACGCCGACTCCACCAAGGTACTCGCGGCAGCAGAGAGGCAGCTGAAGGAGGCGATGTCTACGCCTCTCGGCAAGTCCGATATCCCGGCAGCGATGGCTCGTGTGACTACGGCTCGCGAGGGCGCCGCTCGCGCAGCGCAAAAGCTGGGCGGCGTGGAGCGTGGCCACCAGAAGGATTTGGCGAATACGGCCGAGCAGCTCGTGAAACTCCGCCTCCAAATCATGGCGACATCCCAAGCGATGGAAACTTCGCTGGGTAAGTCGTTGCTGCCTGACCTGATCGCCGAGGATCAAAGGCAGTGGGATGACTTCAACCGCCGCGTGCGTGGCGGAGTTGAGGACGCTGGGGTGGCCACGGCTGACTGGAACGCAGAACTGCGCGATACCGTTCGCCTGCTCGATAGCATTGGTAAGGGCGGGCAGGCACTTGGCGATATAGCCGCCGCAATTGTGGGCCTCACCAGCGGCGACTTCAGCGGGTCGCGAGGTCCGCTCAGTGGCCTACTGCAGACGATAGGCGACATCTCGTGGCGCGAAAGTTCTGACGACGGCCGCGGGCAGATCCGCATCTTGCGCGAAGAGATCGTTGGCGCACTCGACAAGGTGTTCGGCGGCAACGGAAGCTTCGCCCAGACCATGACCGGCGTTTTGCAGGGGGCGGGCACCGGCGCGGCAGTCGGCGGCATCCTCGGCGGCGGCAAGACCTCACAGCTTGGCAGCCAACTCGGCGGCGCGATTGGTCAGGCAGTCGGCACGAAGCTGCTCAGCTCGTTGGGCGCTGCGGCCGGCCCTGTCGGCGCAATCGGCGGCGCTATCCTTGGCTCTATCGGCGGCGACCTGCTCAAGGGCATCCTCAGCCCGAACCGCTCAGCCAGCGCCAACATCACCGGCGCGAACAGCGTCAACGTCAACGGCAAGGACCGAGCTCAGTACGGCGCCGCCAACGATCTCGCAGGCAGCGTCACCTCTGGTCTCAAGCAGATCGCCGACGCCTTCGGTGCCCAGCTTGGAGCCTTCCAGGTCGCAATCGGCACCCGCGGCGACGAGATCCGCGTCAACACTGGCGGCACGAGCCTCAAGACCGGTGCAGGCGCGAAGGGTTTCGGCGAGGACGCAGAGGCAGCCGCCCGCTACGCCATCCTGGACGCGATCAACGACGGCGCGCTCAAGGGCATGCGCGAGGGCTCGCTGAACCTGCTCAAGGCCGGAGACGACCTGGACGCGGCACTGCAGAAGGCCACCAGCTTCGAGAACGTATTCGCCGAACTGCGCAACGCCAGCGACCCAACCGGCGCCGCGCTCGAGCAGTTGGACAAGCAGTTCGCCCAATTACGCACGATCTTCGAGGAAGCCGGTGCCAGCGCTGCTGAGTACGCCGATCTGGAGCGTTTGCTGTCGATCCGCCGCGAGGAGGTGCTGTCGAAGGAGCGCGATGCCTTGGATGACGTTCGCAGCCGGATTGCCGAGGCTCTGGGCGACGATGAGACGGTGCGGGCGATCGAGCGCCAACGTGAGCTGAAGGACGCGATGTCCGACACCGTTCGTGTTGAGCTTGAGCGGCTGTACGCGATCGAGAACATGACGCGCGGTCAGGAAGAGTCCGCCGCAGCCGCCCAAGCCGCAGCCGACGCGCAGCAGGAACTTGCGGACGCTCAGAAGGCGGCGGCCGAAGCTGCACAGGCCGAGGCCGACCGCCTCGCCAACAGCCTTGGCGATCTGCAAATCCGCCTCGCTCGTGCGCAGGGCAACGATGCGCTGGCCGAGCAGCTTGAGCAGGCGCGGGAGCTTTCTGCCGCACGGACCCAGGAAGAGAAGGACTACCTCAACCTCATCTATGCGGTTGATCGCGCCATGGCCGCCCAGCAAGCCGCCGCTGACGCGCAGTCCAAGATCGTCGACGCCCAGTCTCAGGCAAACGATGGCTTTGTCGCCATGGCCGGCTTCATCGCCGACATGACCAACCAGATGCGCCAAGCCTCCGCAGGCCTGCGCGAGTTCGCGAACGAGCTATTCGGCAAGAACACCGTCGGCGACACGGATGCGATGCGCCGCCAGGTTCTCTCGACGATGGAGATGGCCGGGATGGGTGACCAGGCCGCGATCGCAAAGCTGCCGGACCTCATCAACTCGTACCTGCCCAACGCCATGAAGGCCGCCGGCTCGATGAACGACTACCTGCGCGAGGTAGCTCTGTTCGCCCAGGGCAGCCGTGACGTGGCTGACGTGAACGATGCGCGGGCCGACTACAGCGCGACGGTGCTGTCATCCTGGGCGCGGGACGGCTCTGGTCTGGACATGCGTACCCCGGCGGTGGCCGGTGCCATGGCCGAGCAGTTGGCTGCGATCAAGGACGCGGTTGCCGACCTGAAGGATACGATCAAGGCTGCGGACGAGAACAACGTGCAAGGCCACCAGCGGGTGATCGCCAACACAGGCAAGGCAGCCGACACGCTTGATCAGGTTTCGAATGGCGGCTTCGCGGTGATGATGGAGCCTGTCACGTGAGCGATGTGATACGCCCCTTCACCGTTGGTACCGGCGCGTTAATATCCACGAATGTCACCGAGACCGTGGCGGCTTGGTCCCCCGGCGTGAACTATGGCGTCGTCCAAACGGTCAACCGCGCAAACCGCATCTACATGAGCTTGCTGAGCGACAACCTGGGGAAAGACCCGGCCAGCAACCCCTTTGACGAAGATGACAATCCCTACTGGAAGGACATAGGCCCGAACAACGCTTGGTCGATGTTCGACAATGCCAACCGCACTCGTTCAACCCGTGATGGGGACATCGAGGTCGTGCTTCAGACGACCGGCTATGTCGACCGCATCGCCCTGTTCAATCTGCAGGCAAGCTCTGCTCGCGTGGTTGCGCGCAAGAACGGGACCGTCGTGTATGACCGCCAGATCTCGCTTCTGAACAACAACGTGGTGGATAGCTGGGGCACATACTTCTTCGAGCCCGTGGTGCTTCGCCGTAAAGTGATCTTCCGCGATATCCCGCTCATCGGAAGCTTGCGCTTCACCGTGACAGTCAGCGGCGGTTCGGTCGGGGTAGGGTCGCTCATTCCAGGTCGCTCAAGGTTTATCGGAGAGGCCGAGTACGGCGCGAACCTGCGTATCAAGGACTACTCGCGGGCCGACTTTGACGAGTTCGGGAACTACGACCCTAAGCAGCGGCCAAGCTCTCAGGGCGGCGCCTTCGATCTCTATATCGATAGCTCCAAGACAGAGGCTGTGACCGATCTGCTCACCGAGCTGCGCACCGTGCCTCTCGTATGGGACATGACGCCCGAGCCGCGCGGGCTGCTCTTCGGCAAACTGAACTCTTTTGTGCCGACTTGGAGCTATCCGACCATCGACAAATGCTCACTCGATATTGAGGGCCTTACATGACCGTTCGCCAAATCACGCCGTTCTCAGCGGTCCCGCTGCGTAGCCAGGTGGCAAGCGCCGACGAATACGAGGGTAAGCTAGAGCACTTCTTGGATGTAGACCTGACAGGCTTGTCTCAGGAGCTTGCCGAGGCGGTTCCGCAGATGAATGCCGACTTCGCCCGCGTGGCGCAGATCCAGGTCGACAACGGCCTGCCCGACACAATCGGCACCTCGGCCACATCGAACGCCATCAGCCTGGGCGTAAAGACCTTCGCCACGCAGCCGAACAAGCTATACTGGGTGGGGCAGGCGCTTGTAATTCGAGCCACCGCAGCGCCTGCCAACCGCATAATCTGCGGCGTGTCCTCCTACGACACCGCCACCGGCGCTCTGCAAGTGAACCCGATCGTCCTTGAGGGGGCCGGCACTTTTACCAGTTGGGAGATTGTGCCGGCGAGCGGCGTCATCCCGCTGCTGAGGCCTTGGGTGCAGATCGGTCCGACTGTGAACGTGGCAGGGACGGCACAGTGGACGTTTCAGCCTCTGCCCACCGGCTACAGCGATATCCTGTTCGACATCAATGTGACCCATCCATCGAGCAATCTTTCAGCGCAAGTGCTGAGCTCTGGCGCTTACGTAAGCATCGGGCGACTGGATGGTGGGTCAACGGACGTGCCGTCAACAGAGGTCGCCATGCAGTTCGTGAACTACAACGCGCCTAGATCGCAGTTGATTTCAATCCGTGGCGTTTTCCCGAGTGTCGGCCAGATACAGGGCGTCAGTTTCGCCGTTGCGAACGGCCAAGCCGCCACCGCCGGCACCATCAAGCTGTACATGAGGTAAGCCATGCCAACCGAGATCATCATGAACCCGGTGACGGGTGAGGTTACCGAGGCGCAGTTTCAGCCTTCAGAGCCGCCCCTCGACACGCTCAGGTTCGCAAAGTGGGACCAGGTCAAAGCGCAGCGTGATGCCTGCATAGATGCCGGCACGCTGATCCCCGGCGTTGGCCCATTCGACAGCAACCTGACGAGCCGCATCAACATCACAGGCGCGGTCCAGATGGCCACCATCGCACAAGCGAACGGCCTGCCTTTCGAGATCTCGTGGACGTTGGCCGACAACAGCGTTCAGGTGCTCGACGCGGCGACGATGATCGCGGCCGGCGTGGGCATCGGGCAGCACGTCTCTGCCTGCCATGCCCGCGCTCAGGTGCTGCGTAGCGAGATCGAGGCGGCTGCTGACAAGGCTGCTCTCGACGCGATCGACACCGCTGAGGGCTGGCCCGCCTAACACCTCTCCCGACTACCGAACCCCACCACCCTGACCGCACGCGGCTTCGGGGCAATCCTGCTGTCTGACGTCCAGAAAGGACCATCGAGCAATGCCATATCGTAACCGCCAAGCCCGTGCCCGTGCTGCGTTCATCGCGAAGGGAGGCACCCCTACGCCGAGCCCGACGCCTACCCTGCGTATCGCGACCACCAACAACGAGATCGACCGCGTTGCCGGCAGCGCGGCTACGAGTGCAAACCTCAAGCAGGTCTGCCGCAAGCGCAAGTTCATCGGTTCGGCGGATGCATCGTCGCTGGTGATCAGCGTCAGCTCGTTCCTAGTCACCTCTCCTTCGCCGACGTTGGAGACCGCTGGCCCCGCCTACATCGCGCGCGCCGATCTAGAGATCAACGGCGTCTGTGTTCCGGCAACCTGGGACGGAGGCGCTACCAGCAAGGTCATCGCGGCCGGGGCTTCTGATATCCAGGCCGACCCGTTCACCCCTTCGCAGTTCGGCCTTACGTCCTTCCCCGCAGGCGCAGAGCTGTGGGTCAAGCTTGAGCGCGAATACGCTGTTGGCGATCTACCGACATACCAGGGGCTTAGCGCCTATTCGATGCCGATTGCGGGCGAGAGCACACTGCGCGCGGCCACTGGCACGGCAAGCAAGATCGGCGCGGCCGGCGCTATGGTGACGGGTTCCGGATGGGCCAGTACCGCTGCGCATTACGGGCCGGTCCTGCTGGGCGTTTCGACGTGCCCTGCAATCGGCATCATCGGGGCGAGCATCGAGTATTCCACCAACGACGCCGATGGCTCTGGCTTGGAGGGCACCGGCGGATATCTGCGCCGCGCCCTGATGACCGGGACCAAGCTTGCCTTCATGAATATGGCGAAGGGCAGCGACGGTGCCTACAACTTCGTCGCAGGCTTCGCGAGGCGTCAAGCCTACTTCAAGTATTTCACCCGCGCTCTTGAAGCGTACGGCGGCAACGACTTCACCGACAACAGAACTGCCGCGCAGCTCATTGCCGACAAGAAGACCATCTCGGCCGCGCTCAAAGCTGCGGGGGTGCCTAAGTCCTATCAGATCCGGCTCTACCCGAAGTCGGACGGCACGTGGGACACGCTGGCGAACCAGACAGTTCGCACGAACATCGGTGGAGTGGGCTTTGTTGCCTACCGAACCTCCGTAGACGCGGGGATGGCCGGCGATCCGAACACGACTGGCATGCTCGACGTGACACCTGCCGTCGAGTCCCAGACCGAGCCGGGCAAGTGGCAGGTGCCGGGCAAGACGATCGACGGCACACACCCTGAGCCCGCTGCGCATGGCGACATGGCCGTGCTGGTCCGCCCCCTCATCAACGCGGTGTTGTGAGGAGCGTCACCAGCTCAACTCAGAATGGCTGGTCTGCAACGCAGTAGCGGCACCGGTCCTTCGGAGTGCAGGTGGGGTCATCGAATTCACACCTGTTCTCTCGCTCTCTTTGAGCCTGAAGACGAAGGTAGGACGCCCATTTTTTGGGAATGAACCGTGAAAGTATCAAAGGAAGCCACCTGGATGAGTCGGGCTCCATGTAGTCGGTTGTTTTCTGAAAAGGAAAGATGAATGCGCACTTTGTTAAGCATTTTGTTCGCACTTCATTGTGCAGTTGCAGCATCTCCACTGTCCGCTCAGACCATCGTAAAGACCGACCGCCAATGGACAAGCGAGGGCCAGCACATGGCCTTCGCCTCCCCCTGGTGCTCGAACTACGACAAGACGCTCGTAGAGGGCCGGGATTACTCGGACACGATCACCTACCAGACCGGCGATCTGGCCACCGCGACCAACGTGCAGCTATCGTGGCGCTGGCCCCTGGTGATGTCCCCCAAGTGCGGCGTGCGCGGGTACAACCACGTAGCCTGGGGCAACTACGACAGCGGCGCAGTGCGCAGTCCGGTTGCGCCTCGTCAGGTGTCCAGCATCGCCGACTTCACACTCGCCTATGAGGTGGAGGACGCTGGCGGATATGCGGTGGGCACTCAGGGCTACAACGGCCTGGGCGAGTTCTACCTGACCACCAAGCCCGGTGACGCGAGCACCAAGGCCATCGAGATAGGCTGGTACTGGAACGCGCCTCTCGCAACCCGCGCCTGGGCGGCGACCGGCAAGCAGCTCGGCACCTTCAAGGACCGCTACAAGCAGTCGTGGAAGGTCGCGGCGAACGTTGGCGGTGCTGCCGGCCTGTTCGTCACGTTCACGCCTGACAACGCCACGGGGCGCCGCGTCAAGGGCAGCTTCGACGGCAAGGGCGCGCTCGACTTCCTGCGCGCGGCCGGCGTCGTGAAGGGCGAGTGGTGGCTCAACGGTGCTGCGCTTGGCGTGGAGCCGGTCAAGGGCATGGGGACCGCGGTGGTGCGCAAGTTCGAGGTTGTGGCGCGGTGATCACGATACGCTTCCCTGACCACTTCCCGGTCAGGGCCACCGAATGGATGCTCGCGGCCATGAAGACGAGCTGGGGCTTCCTGCTCCTGCTTCCCTACCCGATCTTTCATCAGCCGATGATGGTCGCCCTGGCGCGCATGGCAGATCAGCGCACATGGGGCAGCATCGCGTTCGTCGCGGGCTCACTCCATTTGATCGCACTCTACGTCAACGGCACCCGGCGCAAAAGCCCGCATGTGCGAGCAATCTGCTCTGGCATAGGCGCGCTCTTCTGGATCTTCGTCTGCCGCGGCATGTACGCTCCAGGTATCCCCAGCACGGGATGGGCAATCTACCCGTGGCTCGTCATCTTCAGCTTCCGCAATGTCTGGACCGCGATGGAAGACGCGCGCCGATCCGACGAGAGGTTCAAGTCGGAGGGCGCAACTGGTGGCAGATCCTAGTGCAGTACCGCAGGTCACCGATATCCTCTGGACTGTCGGAGGCGCACTAGCCGCGCTGTTCGCTGGCTACGCCGCTTACAAGAAACCTCCCAACACGCCCGACCCGAGCAAGGACGTGGCCGTCGTGTCGGCATCGCTGTTCTCGGACAAGCAGCTGATCATGGACCTTCTGGCTGCCCTGCGCGGCGTGGAGCGCACGCTCGAATGCACCAACGAACTGCTCGAGGCCGATGCCCAGCGCCGGCACGACGAGGCCATCATCCGCGATGCGCTGGCCAAGCATGGAGTGATCAAGCATGACTGACGTCCGCAAGCTGCAAGCCGCGGTCGGCGTGCCGGCAGACGGCATCGCTGGCCTAGCCACCTACACCGCCCTGTTCCGCAAGTGCGGCGCCACCATCGACCGAGCGCAGGAACTTGCCATTGCCGCAACGCGCTGGCTGCCTGAGTACGGTATCCTGGAAAGCACCCAGCGGCTCGCACACTTTCTCGGGCAGCTCATCCACGAAAGCGGCTCGTTCCGCTACATGGAGGAGATCGCCAGCGGCGCCGCCTACGAGGGACGCGCGGATCTGGGCAACAGAGAGTCCGGCGACGGCAAGCGGTTCAAGGGCCGCGGTCCAATCCAGATCACCGGGCGGGCGAACTATCGCTACTTCGGCCGCAAAATCGGCATCGACCTTGAGCGCCACCCGGAGATCGCTGCGAAGCCGTCGATCGGCCTGCATCTGGCGTTGGAATACTGGGCCGACCGCAAGCTGAACGCACTGGCTGACACCGACAGCCTCGAAGCGATCACCCGCAAGATCAATGGTGGCACGAACGGCCTTTCCGATCGCCGGGCCCACGTCACTGCGGTGAGGGGGTGGCTATCATGAGCGGCTTCAAAGACCCGAAGTTCGTCATCGCCTACACGATCATCCTGGGCTTCGCTGCGGCCTACGTAAACCGGCCCGACGACACCATGAACGGCGCGCTGATTGCGGCGTTTGCTGGTGCGTGGGGCTTCTACTTGGGCTCATCGAACAGCAGCAACCAGGTGCGAGACCAGGTCGGCAAGGCGCTTGATATTGCCGCGGCCAACTCGCCGTCACCGGCTAATCCCTTGCCCGTCGAAGTCGTGAACTCACCGGCTAAGCCTATGCCAACGGAGGATGCGATATGACCTGGCTGCTGAAGCTCTCCCCTGCCCTGCGCTGGGCCATCGGCGGCGTGCTGCTCATCATCGCCCTGGCAGCCCTCTACCACTGGCTTGGTGCTCGCGAGGAAGCGGATGACCGGGCGAACCAGAACGTCGGTGCCGCGGTGCAGCGGGAGGCGAACCAAGCCGCTACGATCGACAACGCCAGAAAGGCTGACCATGCTGAACAAGAGCTTCGCCGCGATCCTGTTGCTCGCGATGACGAGTGCATGCGTTACGCGACCAACCCCGACGACTGCTGATAGTGCGTGCCTGTCGTTCTCGCCGCTGCGCTACACCATCCCGCCACGACAGGCTGACGGTACGCGGGATCTGGTGATGGACGAGGGCAACCGCTACGACACGCCGTCTACGGTAGATCGGATCGCCGGGCACAACGCGCGCTGGGATGCTATCTGCGCGGTGAAGTAATGGAGCGGCGACCGAGACTCGAACTCGGCTCTTCAGCTTGGAAGGCTGAGGCACAAACCTCTATACCACCGCCGCAGTTGGCGGGGATCGCGACGGACGGCAACCGAGAAAGCCCAGTCCATGTCCACCATCCCCAACTAGCGCAGCGCTACGCCAGCACCGTCTTTCCGGCTGTCAGTTACCGCAAACGGCAGGATTTGAACCTGCAACCTCTGCCTTCCAGGCAGCGCTCTGTCCAGTTGAGCTACAAGCGGTAATCTGGGGATTCTACACCCACGCGACTCGTGGAATCAAGGCCGACTTCGCTGCTCGGTCGCCCATTAAACACAAGCCGCCTTGTGTAACACCAAAGCCGGTTTCGCGAACGACAAGCTTGACCGACTCGCCCGCAATGTTCTCCTACTGTTCTCATGCGCCGCATCGCGATCGAACAACCAGATGGGGGCCTCTACAGGTGGCAAGACGGCAGGCCCGTCACCTTCAAGACCGTTGCTCAGGCAAGCCTCTTCAGGGCACCGGATGAGCGCCTGAAGCCCATAGACGTGCCTGAGGACCATGAGGACGCGCAGTTCTCTGGTCCGCACTGATGGGCAGCAAGCGCCTCGACGACATAGCTGCCCTCGCCCGGTATAAGCTCGACCTGCAGGTGAAATGCCGGTGTGGGCACACGGCGGTGCTGAACAGTGACAAGGTGCTGAAGGAATGCCTGGGATCGACGCGCGACCGGAGCTTGGTGGCCATCCAGCGCCGACTACGGTGTTCGGCCTGCAAGGGGCGTGAGGTGACTTGTGGGCCTTGTTTTCGTGGTTAGGCCTCAGTGACCGGTCGATTGATGTCGGCCCAATATTCTGGCTCTATTTCCAGCAGCTCTTGGCTCTCCACCCAATAACCCGGCTCAGGATCACAGTAGGGGCTGCTGCTGGGGATGCGCCACTCGCCCACTACGGGCCTGCCGTCTACCCAGAACAGCAAGTGCCGCCCCTCCTCGCGGTCCTCAGGCATGGAGGCAATAGGCTGCCAGTTAATAGCCATCAGCCCACCGCATCAATCATCGCGCGCCACACGTTGGCAGCATCACCCTCGAACGCTGCGTGACCATTCTCGCCATGGACGTTCCTGACGATCTCGGCACCGGCTTGGGCCATGACAGGATCGGGCTCACGAAGCGCCTCCACCACCGCCTTTACGCTCTCGATCACCTGCTCCTGAAGCTCAGGCTCAAGCGCGTCGAAGCTGTCGGTGCCGCTTTCCTTGAGGACGAGGGCGCGGGCTGCTCTAGCAAGGGGCGTCATGTGCGTCTCCAAGTTCATGCGATCACTGCCCGGCGGCTTCCTCGATCGTCAAGCCATCATACGCCTTACGATCAAGCGTAATCACGATCTTGTCGATAGCGTTCCAGTCCGGCCCGCGCTCGACGATGTCTTGGAGATCCTCGATCTCCTCGATGCCGTGCTCGACGTCGATCAAGCCAAAACCGCTGCGGTAGTAGATCGTCGCCTTCCACCGGGCGGTGGTCACTTCGTCATCCGCTATCACATCATCCATCGTTCTGCTCCTTGCTGATTGAGATGAACGCCTTGGTCACTCCCGCACTCCTTCAAGGGCGGCGCGGGCGGCTGCGCACTGAGCTATAGTGAGTGTGATCGGCTCTTTGCGGTCACCAGCGAGCGCTTGGTAGATCACTCTGTCCCCATGATCGCGGCAGAAGGCATCTCCCCACCAATCAGCAATGGCTGCCAACGGCTTCAATGCCTCCCGCAGCGCGGTGACCTGAGCGTCCTTGTCAGCCAGCTTCGTTTCCATCCAACATGCGGGCGCATACTCACCTGCCTCGTCCTGATGGATCGCCGTCACGGTGCCGCATGGCCATGCATCCGTCTCGAAGTAGCGACCTGCCTCTGACTTCTTTCCTGTGTACCCCTGGTTATCCGGCCGATAGTAGAGGCCGCGCTTCACCAGCAGGAAGCAGGGTTCCTTCGGCACACTCTGGGCGACGGCAAAGACCTTAGGTTCAGTGGGCATCAGGGCTTCCCTTCACTTCGGGGGATTGGGCGCGGGCACGGAGGGCGGCTTGAAGGCCGAACCCCAAGGCTGTGAGGCGATAGGCTGCTCGCTTGTGTTTCCCAGCGGGGCGGGCCTCATACTCGGCCAATTGCCCGCGTCCACCTACACCCTTCGTCCAGTGCAAACTCCATGCACCGTTCGCGTTGAAGGTGTCTCGTCCGGGGAACTGCCAATCGCCAGTCATCGCGAGACACGCCCTAGCCGCACCCTTTGGCAGCCTCTTTGCCAACGCCAGCATCTCTTCACGGTTCAT